CCTCTACCGCACTCCGCACATCTGCAAAACTTCACAAAATCTCTCTCTGCACTGCGCCGAGTCAAACCATAACAACCCTCGCCTATACCTACTCGCATAGTCTTTCAAAATTGGGTCGTTGCTCTGAATCATGAACACGTCAGGCGTCATGTCATCACGCATAAGAACAACAGTCTCAACCTCGTCAGAGCCACCGGCACATACATACAACCGGCCATTCAACCTCAAGTCAATCCAAATGGAGTAAACCGCTTCACCCCACTTGATGTTCATCTGCGCCTTAGACCGCTTAGGCCGCTCCTCCACAAAGAGAGAAGAGTCATTCCTGAACTGGTTCATCTGCGCGTACTCGGCATAGCGAGAACCCCTGGTCAATTTACCGATGTTGGAATCATCCGCAAACTCGGCAAACTCCTTGCCCCAACAGTTCTCCACGTAAATGAAGGCATCGCCTACCCTCACGCGCTTCTTAGAGCCAACAGGCGGGGGAGTGATACGCCAGGCAACAAAGTACGGGTTGACCACATCGGCGGCGTTGGCAAGCATCACAATCTTGACCCTGTTCTCACGCCTGTCCAGCGTCTCCCAAAGGTTGATAAGCTGCTCAACGCAATTGGGCGGGTAGGGAGGAATCCTAGTCTCCCTGATGAACTCGTCAAACACGACAGTATGCATGTTTGCGACAGCCTTACCCTTGTAAGACTGGGCCTTAGTGAGGGCAAGGAACTGTCCCATGGTCTCCCACTTGCCAACCTCGCCGTCCTCCCCAATCTTGCCTACTTGCATGAGCCTTCCCATGGCACGGAACCTGTAGCCGGGGAACTCGTCATTTCTCATGATATCCGAGAAGAAGGCGTCTGGGCCGTCTGCCAGCAAGTCCTTAATCTCTTGGTCAAAGGTACGGAGATATCCCCACGTCCAGCCCTTCTTGAGGTAGTCCTTGATGCAGCGCTTCTTCCAACCGTAGGTCTTGCCATAGGAACGGGCACCAGTGACGATGTTGATGGCGCAACCAGAGCCAAGAACCCCTGACGGGTCATATCGGTATTTCTTGGGGATAGTCATATTTTACTCCTAGTCGAGGAACCTCAGCACCCACATTTCCTTTATGTCGGTGCGGTTCGCATAAAACGTCTCAACGTTGTCGGTGGTGTGGTGAGGGAGCGGGGCCATGCCAGCGCCCCAAAGAACACCATTGCCAAAGTACCATTCAACATGGCCACCGCCAGCCTTGTAGTTGAAGCTGATTATGTCACCCGGTCTCAATTGGTCTAGCGGCAACCTCCAATCCCCTGTGGGGCAGGTGTAGACGTGGGTGCAGTTGGCATCCATGGCCCCGCCGTAGGTGCCTATCCAGTCGTATTTGCCGTTTGTGGCCTTGTGCTGTGCCCAGTAAATCATGGCAGAACAGTCGCTGTACCCAGACACCTCGGGGTTGAGTCTTCCACCTCCCTGTCCATAGCTCCACTTGTTCTCATTGTCAATCCAGAGCTGTCGCATGGCTGGGAAGTCAGCGGGGTCATCGGCTGATGCGGGTGGCACGGTTCCGCCTGATGGGTCAGAGGAGCCACCCGCAGGGTTCTGGATGTTGGAGCCGCCGCAGGGAATCCATATGCCCTTGCCAGTTGGACGGCAGAGTAGCTTGTTCGTTCTGTCCATCTTTCCGAACACGCATAGCTGGTTCCCAACAATTTGGATGTAGGATATCTGACTCTGCAGGTCACTGGCGTTGATTCCAGGGGTGGGGTCATCGCCACCGGGAACAACAGTGCCAGTCTGCCCGAAGTCTGGCGGTGCGCTCTCCCCATCCCAGTCTTTGAGGAGTTGGTAGACCTTGTTGTATCGGTTTGGGTAGCTTGCCATGGGGCGGGTTGAAAGGCACCAGTCACGGATTGTCTCAAGGCTGGGATTGCCACCAATGCTGCCCATGCAGTCAGACGCGGAGGCGGGGCGCTGGTGATAGAGGCTTAGGTAGTAGATGGCTATCTTCGGGTCATCACCCAATCCCCAACCCTTGAGCTTGTCATAGGCACCGCCGTTTCCGAACTCGTCAGAGAAGAACAGTTGTTCCTGTACCACATGGTTGCTGTCAAGCGCGGCAGCGTTGACCCAAGACTGTGCATCATTGTCCAGCAGGAACACGTTCGTCCACCAGCTCCAGCTCTGAGCGCCGCCCTCGGTCAGGGACTTCAGGCGGTCGCTCAGAAGCTCGTAGCTATCCGGGGCATCTGTTCTTACCTTGTCGAGCAGACGCCATGCGTTCTGCCCGTACCACTGAGTGATGCCAAGCGTGATGGCGTCACGCTGGTTCACTCCACCGTAGTCGCACCCCGTCTCCACAGTGCCAATAACGTAGAGACAGAACATCTTCTGGGCATCACTCAGGGCCATATCCTAGAACACCCCCGCGTTGATGGCCCTCTGGATGGCCGTGGTGGTCTCGGCACCCCACACTCCGTCAATGTCGCACACACCATACCCGGCCTTCCAATAGCAGCCAAGGTTGGCAAGGTAGCGTTGCAGTGCGCACACGGAGTAATAGCTAAAGTCCCCGTCACAGTCCCTCTGATACAGGCCCTTGTTGTAGCGCAGGTACTTCTGCAGCGCTCGCTTGGTCCAGTACCCAAAGTCCCCGTCAATGGCTCGCAGATACCAGCCAGCCCGCTTGAGGACGGTCTGCACGTACTTGGTGCTGATGGGGCCAAAGTATTCGTCATAGGCGAGGATGGACTCGGTAGGGTCAATCACGCCAGACGGGATGACCGGGGCAGGCTGTGCGGGCGGAACCTCAGCCCCCTGCTCTGCCCAGATGGGGCGGATTACGTACTGCACGTCATACCAGGAGCGGGTGCGGCGGTTGACGGAGTTGGAGGTGTTGCCCTCGATGGTCTGCACGCCGGTGTCGCCAAGGTTAAGCTCGATGATGCCAACGTGGTCGCAACCAACGGAATCCTTGTGCCAGTTGAAGATTACGATATCGCCCGGCTCGGCGTCACGGGCGGCGATGATGCGTGCGGCCTTGGAAGCGCCAGCCTTGATGGCAAGGCAGCTCGCGTTAGGCAGGCCCGCTACCTCCTGGCCCACGCGGTCGAACACGTAGGACACGAACATGGCGCACCAGGGCACCCAAGACTGTGCAAACGTCTGGTCACCCACCTTGTCGGCGTACCACTGCTTGGCAAAGGCACCGCCGACGTTGCCGAGGTGGGAGCGGGCTTCCTCAAGAACCTTAGTTGGATTCATCTGCGTCCTCCGTTGGGTCGATGGTGTCAGTCACGTCTGCGGGGTCAAGCTCGCAAGACACGGCCTGTACGTTCAGAATCTCAAACTCCTCGTCAGTCATTAGTCCTCCCTGTGCTCGAAGAGTCTTGCAAGCGGGGTGTCACGCAGCTCGGGGTATGCAGAACAGATGTTCTCAAGGATGCTGCCCACCTCCATGACGATGATGTACACGCACACGGCAACCACGGTCACGCCGGAGAAGCCGAGGCCCACGATGTGGGAGCCTGCCGCCTCAATCATGATGGCAAGGGCGATGATGCACAGGCAGAGCGCCTTGTGCCCAAGCCCCTCGCGCATTTTGGAGGAGGAGAACGTGTGCGTGATGCAGGAGTCGATGAAGCCAGTGAGAATGTCCATTCCCATGAAGGCAACGGCCCCGCCGATGCTCCAAATCTGTGCGTCCGACAAAACGTAAATCACAAGGCACCACTTCCAATCTTGGGGCATTTCACATAGGCCCCATTCGTCCTGTAGAACACCTTATCGGTCTCGCTGCCCTTTTCGGTGTTCTTCCTGTCAACCCACGTGCCGCCAGCGTGGCGGTAGAGCCTGCCGCCCTCACGGTTGCAGCTTTTGAAGTCCCCGTCAATCATGCGTGCCCAAGGGTAGAAGTCGATGTACTCAAGGAAACCAGGCACGGTGATGGGAACGGGGCTGGGATAGATGGGGGCGTTCACATGGTACGTGCCCGTGCCCGAAATCCAGACCACGCCGTCAGTGCCGGAACCAGTGCCACCGAAGTTCTGCAGCTTGCCGATGTAGACGTCACCAGAGCTGATGTTCCACGTGTAGGTGCCGCGGTAGCTGCCAGGCACGGTGATGGTGGCCTGGGCAATGGTGCCAGCTCCAGACGGCACTACGATGGAGCCGTCTGAATAGGACCACGCCCAGTTGCTCGCGTTTGCCACGAGAATGGAGGGGTAGTAAGCGGACAGAAGGTTGTCCTTGCTGATGGTGCCCTGGGCGCTGATGTAAACGTCATAGTTATCATAGACCTTGAGCGTAAGGTCAAGCTCCACGGGCATCCAGGCGGCGTTGCCTCCCTGGGAGCCTGGCAGGCCAAAGCAGGTGGGCGGGTTCGAAGCCGACTGGCTTACGTGGGTCGTGTATGTCTTGACCAGCGTAGCCATTAGACCACCTTCACGTCATTGTCCTGCTCACCAGCGCGGGTGCGGATGAAGCCCGTGCCAGAGAAGATGTTGATGTTGCCGACGGGGATGGTGCCAGCCTGCGGCCACGAGATGGCACCAGTGTCCTTGTCCACGGAGCCGGCGCCCATCACCTTGTTGATGATGTTCTGGATGGCCGTCCAGATGCTGTCGGTCTTACCGTCAAGCAGCGTGAAGTGGTTGTCCACCTGGGTGAACTTCTGTTCCGTGGTGGCCTTGAACTGCTTGAACTCCTCGTGGTACTGCTCGACCTTGGCGTCAAGGTTGTCAATGCGCGTGTTGAGCGCGGTGTTGTACTGCTCGACCTTAGCGTCCAGGTCCTCGATGGCCTTCTTGTTGCGGGCAATTTGGGCCTGCAGGTCGAAAAGGATTCGGTCGATGGTCCCCATTGCCTCGTTATAGACGGCATAAACGTCCATGGGGTCGGCTGTACCCTGTGGGCCGTACTTGACGATGCCGTAGTGAGGCGTTGTCGGTCGGTCTGCCATGTCTCCTCCTACTGGTGCTTTGCCTCAAGTGCGGCGATTCGGGCATCAACGTCCTTGCAAGCAGTCTCCAGGGCCGTGATGCGGGAGTCATACGCCTTGATGGCGTTTCCCTGCGTCACAATCAAGGCGTTGAACTGTTGCAGGATGGCGTCAAGCATCTGCATGGAGTGGTTGTAACCGTCCAGCAGGTTGGCGTTGTCGGTCGGCTCGTACAGGTCGAAATGGTGGTTGTCTGTGTACTTCATAAGGGACTCCTAACGTTAGAAGGGCCGTACAGGCGTTTGCCTATACGGCCCTAGGATAGCACAGGGGTTCTAGCGTTAGGACTGCTCTATCTCACCCCACGTGGTGTTGCCTGTGATTCCGGTTGGAATCGCCGCCGTATCCACGGTCAGGGCATCACTCACAACCTTAAGGCCGGTGCCGATGGTGGAGAAGGGCTTATGATAGATGTTTTCCCAATGGGATTCTTCGTCCTGGACATTATCAAGAATTATCTGACCGTCTACGTTAATGAACACCAGCTGCAGCATTAACTTGTGGTCATCTGCCCTAACAAACGGATGGGGGCAAACAAACATAAACCCATTCTTGCTGTTTACAGTGCCCAAATAAAACGGGTATAGAAAACCAAAAGGAGTGGTGGGCTTAAATTTATCAGTTATCAGCACAATGGCATTCGGCCAATTCGCCTTGAGCTTGGCTAGGTCTTCCGCGCCAATGTTGGGTGTGGTGGAAGTAATTCTGAGCACCATTAAACCTCGGCTAATCTGCTCGGCAATCTCCTCAAGTGCCGGGCTGGAGTATTCGCCGTTGCTGCTCTCAACGAAATTTACGTGTTGTGCACCATAGGTCAGCCCCTTAATGCCCGTGAGGTCGGCTGAGTTGGCGGAAATCTCGGTCTCGGCGTTGTCGATGCGGGAGCCAAGCGCGGTGTCAGCGTCCGTTCGGGCCTTGCGCTCGTCAGCAATGCCCTTTGCCAGCTCGGCGTCCTCCGCCTCAAGCTCGCCGACGTTGGCATCAATAATCTCCATGGCATGGTTGTAGTGGCCTGTGGTGGACAGGTCGGGCGTCTCCTCGTCTGTGTAGAGCGGGAGGTGGATATGTTCGGTCGTGGGCATGGCTACCTCCTATCAAACTGCAAGGCTAAAGATAATGTTGCAGGTGCCGTTACCCTGCTCGATTGACGGGGTAACCTTACGCAACGAGTTGTTAGCCCGCACAAACAGAATGTCGGCTATGTTGACCTGGACAGGCTCGGTTGTGAGGCCTGGAATAGCACTGCTCGGAAGCCCTAGGTGTTCGCATGACACGAACGTTGACAGGCTGGTATCCAATGTCGCTAGCTTGATGGCCGGAACGTCGATTACCACATGGCTATAGTCATGGTCAGTGCCAACGAATTGAGGTTCTGCGGTGGCTTGAATCATACCCCATACCCCTGCCACGAACACGCCGTTGCTCTCTGGGAAGCAAAGGGCAGTGAGGTAACTTTTCACGGTGCTAGCGGTGTTGGTGCCTGTCAGCGTGGCATTATCACCCTCAGCCATATAGTAGTTGATTGACGGGTTTACCAGTGCCCCAACAAATGGCTGGTCAGCCATAATCTCGTTCTGCATGGTGTTAATCTGCCCGCGCAGCTTCCCCAGGATGTCGGTAGTCTTGATGTTGGTAAGCTCAATCATCTTAGTCCTCGTCTCTCGTGTACAGTGCGGCATCGGAGCGAACCATGAGACGGCGCAGGTCAACGGTAGTACCACGGCGCAGGTACGGTGCAGGCTTGGGGCACTTGGTGTCGGCAACCTTCTTGAGCACGCCCATGATGGTGTGGTCGGCCAGGTTGTCGGTGTCAATCAGGGTAAGGTCGCTCTTCTTGACGTAGGCATCGGGACGGAAGTCAGGCTCGGTCCAGCCGCCCTGCTCGGGCATGTCGGGCTTGGCCTTGCCAACGCCCATGTACTCGGTGCGCCCGTCCACGGCAACGTGGCGGATGTTAAGGAGCTGCGCCTGGGCCACGGTGAACTGTGCCAGGTCCTCAACAAGCATGCCCTCAAGGAGCTGCCCCTGCCACATGCGGCGCTCGGAGGCAATGGATGGTGCGTAGGTGCCGCGCGTCACGTCATAGACGAGGCCGTTCTGGGCCAGCGAGTCCATCTTGGCCTCAAGGTCACCCATGCGACGGAGCAGCGCGGCGAACTGGTCAAGCAGGTCGGAAATCTGCTTCTCAAGTGCCGCCACGCGCTCGGCGAGGTTGTCATTCTCGGTCTGGTTGGTGAGGGAAGCGATGTGCGCGTACAGCCACCAAATCTGCTCCTCGGGCGTTCTCATGTCGGCAAAGTCCTTGTCCTGCCAGCCCGTGAAGCCGGGCATGTCAGGCACCCAAGCATGGTACTGGGTCGTGGCCTTGTTGCCTGTCTGGTTGATAGCCAATTTCTCCTCCTTAGATTAGGGGTTGGTCGTTCCAAAGCTGTATGAAGCATGGCTCAAGCATATCGCAGACCATGAGGTCAGTGTTGAGGAATCCCGTGGCAAGGGCGGACAGCACCGCGTCTCCGAAGTACCCAGAGCGACTTGCCACGTGGTTCATGTAGTCGGACAGACTGTTGGACTTGCCCGTGTTGTTTCCCGTGGTTGCGGAGTCGGTGCTGCTGGTGGTGTCAGACGTTCCCTTGGTCTGCGTGAGCTGACTCATGTACTTTATGTCAGTCGGGTCCTGCATGTAGTTGGCAGGCGTGTTGGATAGAACGTTCGTTCCGTTGTTCAGGGCGTTGGATACCTGCTTGCCGGTTGCCGTTCCCTTTGAGTCGTTGACGCTGCTGGACTCGCCCTTGTTCGTGCCGCTGCCGTCAGAGACGTAGGTGCCGAACGGGTCGAGGCTCTGGTCAAGCAGCTTCTTGTAAAGGGCGTTGTAGGTGGGCATCTGCTCGCGCATGCGGCGGTTCAGGTAGAACACGAACAACTGGGGCGTGTCAGCCGCAATCTGCCGATAGCAGAAGTGCTGGTAGATGGCATTGTTGAGAACGTTTCGGTACTCCTCGTCAAAGATGGGGTAGTCGGTTAGGCCCAGGGAAAGGCCAAATCCCTCGTGAATCTCCCTAAGCGTGTAGACGTGCTCGTAGTCGCGCGTCCAGTCGTTGTCACTAAAAGTCAGCACCTTGGGTACCTCCCTCAATCTCGCCCGTATGGTCAACGCCCGACACGTGGGGCACGCTCCAGAAGGCATGCGCTTGGATGCCGAAGACCTCACTCAGGCGCTCGCACGCGAGGTCACGGGCACGCTGCCGTGCCTGACGCTGCATCATGAACTGCTCGTTGTTGGCAAGCGTCTCTGCGGTCTGCACGCGCTCCTTCTTCTCGGCTGCGGCGTTGTTGTCGATGCCGAGGAGGGTGTAGACCTGGGACACAATCTTGAGCTGGTCGTTGAGCATCTTGTCAACCACGTAGTTGATTCCGCTCTGGAACACCTGCAGGCCAATGACAGAGGAGGACAGCGGACTCATGTAGATGGCTGGCTCGCCAGCGTCAATCTTGTTGAACATCTGCTCGGCGTTCTTCTTGCCCTCCTCGGGTACCGTTATCACGAACGGCACGCGCTGGGAACGGATGTTCTGGTCAATGGTGAGGTCAATCTCGGCCAAGCGGGTGCAGGCGAGGTCAATCTCGTTGTAGAGCGGCATGCGCTGCAGGTTGTCCCACACGGCCACGGCGTCAGGCTGCATGATTGACTGCTTGCTCGCGTACTGGTTGCCAGTCTTCTTGTACCAGACGTTCAGGTGGCGAACCCACTGCAGGCCGTTTGGTGCCGTCATGCGGATGGTGTTGGGATTGTTGTAAATGTCGCGCTTGCCCTGCGCGGCGAACTGGGATGTGACGAACAGGGGCAGGGAAGCTGCATCAGGCACGCGCTTGGTGATGGCCGCGCAGCCGCTCATGAAAAGCAGAATCTCAAGATAGCGCGTGTCAATCTCCGAGGGCAGGCCCTCCCACTTGAACGAGGTCGTGGCGGCGGTGAAGAACAGACGCCACCACATCGAATAGGTTCTCAGGTTCTTGCAGCTCTGCTGCCACTGAAGGGCATAGCGGTTGCCGTACATGGCAATCTCTGGCGGGATGAACCCGTCGAGGTTTGGCTTTCGTCCCATAGATACCTCCTTAGTATGCGTAGCCACTCTTGGGCTGGTTGGCGGAAAGGTCCGTGTTGCCAATGGACTCGGGGGCGTCCCAAAGGGTGACGCCCTTCTCAACGATGCCGCGCATGGTCTCGCGCTCGCTCTCGTTTGCGTTTGCACAGGTAAGGTTAGTCTCCTTGCACTTCCAATAGGCAAACTTGCTCATGCAGAGCATGTGAGGCACGGTGCCAAGTGGCAGGAAGCGGCGCACCGCATAGCCGTATCGGCGGAAGTAGTCGGACACAGCGGCCCGCGCGGCGCCCGAAAGCGTCTTGTAGGTGACAACGATGCCCACAAGGCCGTTCTTCCAATTGAAGCCCTGGCCGCCAGACTGTCCCACCGTTGAGGGCGGGGTGAGGGCAGCGTCCTGCACCGTGGCGTTGATGCCGGCAATGTCATTCTCGTAGTCTCCCTGGGCCGCCCGCTGGGCAAGGCTGAGGTTGTTGTCGGCAATGTCTGACTGGCCTTGGAGACGTGCCTGCAAAGAGCCTGCCCCCGTGGCATTCTGCACGGCGTTGTCAGCGTTCCAACCAGCCAGAGAAGCGCCTCCCGTGAGGGTGTTCGTTATGTTGGCAAGACTAGGGGTCTGTGTGAACGTGAAGTATTGGGAGTCACCTGTGTCAAACACTGGGCTAGACCACATCTGCTGCGCAACGTTTGACGCAAAGCCCTGGGCGCTCCTGTCCCACTGCTCCTGGGCGGACTGGATGGAACGTTGGGTGTTGCCAAACGTGTTCTGAGCGGCCATGTTGGCGCGGTCCTTCGCCCATCCGGCGCTCTGGTACTGGTAGTTCCTCGTGTGAACGGTGCTTGCCAGATAGGTCAGGTAATTGTTGTTCACAAGCGAGAACTGCGGGAAGTCGGTCAGCCATACGGCGGTGTCGAGGAAGTCACCGCCAGGCACGACGCCAGACTTAACGTCTCCCTCAAAACCACGATACGTGTAGCTTATGTCAATCGTGTTGCCGTTGGGGTCACCATAGTTTCGAGGGAAGAAGCCCACCTTTGCGAACGGTGCCAGGGCGCAGCCAATCCAGAACATCTTTAGCGCGTTGCCCTCAACAAGCTGGGGCTTGAGGAACACGGGGTTGCCCGTGAGGGTGGACAGCTCGATAACCGAGTACGGGTAGCACAGCAGCTTGTTGAGGTCGGTGTCGGTGCCAAGGCCATGCCTAAGCTGCTCGTAGACGTTCCTGGTTGTCCAGTACGGGGTGGAGTCCTCGGTAAGCGAGTCAGTGTTCCCAATGAAGTGCATCTCGGGGCCATTTCCGAATAGCTTTACGGAAGGGCCGTCAGACAGAAGACGCCCGGGGAAGGCGTAGATGGCAACGATGCACTGGGCCGCCCAACTCTTGTTCTTCATGGCCTGCATGACGGGCTTGAACTGCTGCAGGCTCACCCAATAGACGTTGCAGCCAGAGGGCAGTCCGTCGGCAAACTGGCCGTCGGCGACGTTGAGCGCGGGCGAGGATTCGCTGCCAGGGTCGGCGGCGAGGTCAGCGGTGCTGATGATGATGATTTTGGGGCCGTAGGCCGTCTCGGGGCCGATTACCGGAATGTACTCCTTGGTGCAGGGCGTGTAGGCACTGCCCACGTCAAGGCCCTCGGGCAGGTCGAGGTACGTGTTGAGCTTGGCCCCCGTCACGTCACCCCGGGCGTTCTCGTTGGCGAGAGCGATGTGCCCGCGCTCGACAAAGGCGCGGCCAAAGCGCATGTCACCAGCGTAGGTGGTCATCACGTCCAACTGAACAACCATGCGGGTTGCCTGGGTGCTTACCTCCTCCATTGCCGTGATGAAGTAGAAGTACGTGCGCTCAGGCCCCTCGTCATCAACGGGCTGCTCTGGGTTGGTGATTGTCAGGTAGTTGTACTTGTAGGCCGAGGAGTAAGGCACGGGCACGGTGATGGGTACGCCAGGGTGCAGGTGCTGGAAATTGGTCTTGAACCACTGCCCCTGTCGCTGCTCGAACCAGGCGTCTCGCGCGTCCTTGGATTCCCAGGCCACCACGTCGCGATAGGCAGAGTCCCAAGGAACATTCAGCAAGCGCACGCGCGAGTCAACAGGCCAGGTGGTGCTTGTGAGTACAGACATTGTGCTCCCTTCTCAAATCGCAGGTCATTTGACTCAGCCTAGCACAACGAAAGGCCCCGCGTCTTTCATCGACACGGGGCCTATCGGAGGGAAAGGAGTAGCAGGAAGCCGCTACTGGAATTGTAGCACTACTGGGCGTTAATGGTGACGGAGACGGTCTTGGTCACCTGGGCATCGGCGGCGGAGCCGGTCGCCACGAGGAGCAGGGTAGCAGTGCCAGCCTTGACGCCGGAGACGGTGACAATGCCCGTGTTGCGGTCAAGCGCCACGGCAACGTTGTCCGCGCCCTCGGTGACGGCCACGGTGAAGGTCGGGTCGGTGGCGTCAGCCGGGGTTGCCGTGACGGTGGTGGTCTTGGCCTCGTTGACCTTCATCGTGAGGGAAGCAGGGGAAGCGGTGAGGGCAGTGGTGGCCTTCACTCCCTCAACGGTCACGTTGTAGTCAGCGGAGAACTGGGCGTTCTGTACGGACGTGGCAGTGATGCGAACCTTGGTGCCCGCCTTGGCGTGGCCCGCGTGGAAGGTGCCCATGGAGTCAACGTAGCAGTCAGCGGGCAGCGCCTTGACGTGGCCCTTGCCGTCATATGCCTTGAGCGTCCAGAGGACGGCCTGGGACGGGCCATTGGCCCCGGTGACCTCGGCAACAAGCTTGACCTCGGGAAGAGCGGTGTAGCCGGTGGCGAGGTCGATGGTCGGCTCGATGGTGGAAGCGGTGCCGCCCTCGGCATCCTTCAGGGTGACTCTCGTGACGGTGGACTCAAGGCGGGTCACGTCGGTATCGGGCAGGGTGGAGAACATGATGGCGTTGGCGAACAGGGAGTAGGACAGGGTCTCCCAGTGGTGCAGCACGTAGAGCTGGGTCATGTTCTCCGGGTTAAGCGGCCCCTGCAGCGTCATGGGGCCAAGGTTGTCGGCGCACAGGAAGAAGTCCTGGTCAACCAGCATGGCCTGGGCGCCAGTCACGGGCAGCTTGGGCACGCGCACGATGCGGTCGGCAATTAGCTTGCCGTTCTGCTCGTTGAACATGTAGGCCAGCATGTCCACGGTGAGGGATGCGTCGGTGTCGGCGTCGATGATGAGCAGGGAGCGGTCAGTCAGCGTGGCAAGCCCGGCGTTGCGCCCCTCGTAGGAGTAGTCGGTGGAGTAATACTTGAGCTTGGTGTCCATGGCACGGACGGCCTTGACCAGCTTGCGCCCGGCATCGGCGGGGTCGGCGGCGTTCTTGATATCGTCCACCTGGATGTTGTAGAAGCCCTGGAAGTCAGCGTAGTGCTTGAGGAGCTGCAGCATCAGCAGGAACTCGTCGTTCTCGTCAGAGTTCTTGGGCTGGGAGACGATGGAGTTGGTAAGGCCAGCCAGGTCGGTGTTCTCGGTGAAGCCACCGCGCAGCGGCTCGGCCATGGGCACAACAACATCGTACTTGTCCTGGCGGTTCATGGTGTGGTACTTGACGTGAATGTCAGGCTCGCGGCCCTCGATGCCAAAGACGTTGATGGCGTCCTTGGTGTAGTGCTTGGCCCTCAGGAGGTTAACCTGCATCTCCTGAATCTGGGTGCCCCAACGCATGGCACCGCGCTTGAGGGTACCAAGCGGGTTGTTGAAGGAGCGCTCGCGCAGGATGGTCATGCCGATGCGGTTGAGCAATACGTTGTAGAAGACGTTCCAGTCCGGGGTGTAGGAGTTCAGGGCGTCAATGGCCTGCTTGACCGTGCCCTGGGTGACGGCAGGCACGCGGGACTTGTAGTCATCAGGCGCGTACTTGCGCACGGTGTTCAGAATCTCTGCATTGGTGGCGTGGAGCACGCCGTTCTTGATTTCAGCCAATTTAGTCTCCAATCAGATGGTTAATGGAATCGAGGTCAATGTCGGGGTACTCGTCATCGTCAGTCTCGCCGTTGTCAGCATCGATAGACTTGTTGACTGCCCCCTGGTTTGCAAGCGCGGAGATAGCCTTCATCATGTCGGACTGGGCCTGCTCCATGGATGCAAGGCGGGCGTTGATGCCCTCGAGCGGGGCAGATGCCGGGTCGGCGGGCTTCTGCTGCGGGTCGGCGGGCTTCTGCTGCGGGTCATCGGGCTTTGGCATAGTGCTCCCTTCTGTAGAACGAACGTTTGGCCTGAGTATACCGCAAAAGGCCCCTGCCCATTGTGAGGGCAGGGGCCTAAAAAGGTTGAGCGCAAGCTACTGCAAAGGCCGTGGGTAGACTGCCGTCTCGCCACCCGCCGTTCAGCGTTGCATCCGGTGGCATTGACCGCTGCGGCCAGATGTACAGACCTGCGCCTAGAGTGAATAGTACCACTCAAGAATGCCCCATAGAATATCAGACGGAGTAATATTCCGTTCCGTCGGGGCATCCGCTATCCACTCAACATCGAGAGTGGCAACGCACTTCTTTCCCTTGCGAACCAGCCACAGGTTTCCGTTGGGACTAAGCTCCATCGTGTACTCGCCGTTGCGGTATATCTTTTTCATCAGTTCTCCTTCGCATTGTCTAGCGCCCCTACCTTGTAGTCCTGCACGCACCACCACATGCGCTCGGCAAGCCTTATCATTTCAACCTCATAGTCAGCAAACTCTGGCCCCAAAGCTAGAGCAATTGCCCGATGGTCGTTTGCCAATTTGTGCAGCGTTTTCTGCAGGTCCTCACAGGCCATGTCACGGTAAGTCTTTTCCATAGTTACCTCCGATTGTATCCATCATTCTTTAAGCTCATACTGGCTCGGCACGAGAACGACACCACCCGGTACCGCTTTGGGGAGCAGCTTTCCAAGGCCCGGACATACCACCCCCAGTACGCACGCGGCACCGGGACAGGGATTTCCGGTAACAGGGTTAATGTTGCTGAGGCCAAATCTGAAATTTCCAAAATTGCACATCCTTTTCACGTTGTCAGGCATTCCCGCGCACGTGACGCCTATGTGGCCGTTGAGGTCCCATATGTAACACTTCGCCCTGAGGTGGCGGGCATGCGTGAAGCTGCCCTCGACCTTCCAGGCGCAGAAGTCGGTGTCGTGCAGGCGGATTCCCGCCGGGTCATCGGTGCCCAAAAGATGCATGGAATCCGTGTCGCAATAGACAAAGCGCTCGCGGTTGGCATGTATGGCGTGAATCAGCGTGTGTCGTGCCCACGCCGTGCACAACGTGCCAACTGGAATGTATACGGGGTCACGCTCCTCGTGGTCCCCGAGATTCCAGCGCACGATGCCGTCCTCGCCCAACGAGGGCACCTTCTGGGTTACGTCGGGGTTAGTGGCGAACTTGCCATAGATGTTATTGAGCATGAGCTTGGCAAGCTGTCGCATGGGGCCTTTGGACTTCTGCTTGATGCCACCCCAGTAGTCAACGTATGCCCCAAACAGGTCCTTGCCGTCAGCGCACCCGAACTTGTAGCCACCTTCCCAGGCAAGCACGTCCACGTCATAGTTCTCGAACAGCAGCTCAAGGTCTACACACGTGAGCGTTATCGACACCGGCTCTACCGTCTGGCGGACGTACTCGTGCTGCCCGTAGAAGCCGCTGTTGCGTAGCTGAATCATGGGTATGCCGTCCTCCTTGAGCGCGAAGGTGCAAGTCAGGTTCTGGACGTACAGGGGGTGTAGGTCATCCTTCTCGTATCGCTCATAAAATAGGATGGGCTCCCCCACGGGGTATGGCTTTGATATGAGCATGGAGGGGTACATCGAGTTGTAGTCCACGGAGACCCCTCCCCATATATCGACTCCCGCATATTGCGGCTCCACATAGGTAAATCCACCTCGGTAGCTCCTTCTGATATCGGCGTCCACGTCAGGCGTGAGCACGGGGAACAGGTGCTCGAAACGCTTCTTTCCCAACTGGTTCTTGAAGAACCCGAAGGCGTTTGAGCCGATGGTCATCTTGGTCAAGCCCTGCTCAAGGTTGGTGGCGAGGGCTTGCGCCACAATCTCAACATCCCTGCGGATGTAGTCCTTCTCAACGGCGGTGAGCTGGTGCCCAACCTCGCGCACGGTGTCGTAGTCAAGCTCACCCTTTCCCTCGGGAAGCGCATATGCCTTGGCTATGCGCTTGACGCTCATGGGGAATAGCTTTAGGGAGTCGCGGTAGCGGATTCGTGCACCGTTGAAGAAGCAAATCTCAATTTGATAGAACTTGCCCTTACTGCTGACGAGGGTGGAAAACTCCCCCGCGTCTGGCCTGTCTGAGGTCCACTTGTAGCCAATCTTCATCAGCCTATCGACCATGAATTTGCCGTCAAAGCCAAGATTGTGAAAGTAGTAGTCCGCCTTGTTCTTTGCGCAGAAGAGAAAGAACGTGTCAATGTCCGTTCCAAACTCAACGCTCAGGTCATCGCAGAAGCACACGGCCCACGCCCAGACGCGGCAATCGTCGGCCTTGGTGGTGGTCTCAAAGTCTGCCTCTGCCACGCGCATTACCTAACAGCTCCCCTCACAATGTCTACCAGCATCGTTGCCGCGTCCTTCTGGCTTTGGAAACCAGCAGTGCCGTCCCCGTCTCCCTCACCTCCCTTTGCCACCTCGCGCACCATCGACTGGCCCTTGTTCTGGCGCTCAGAGAATGGCGAATAGGCAACGGCCGCCTCGGCCATGAAGTTGGTCTCGTGTATGAGCACGTCAAACTGCGCCGCAGTCAGCTTCTTCACCTTGTCGGCCAACTCGTCATCGCCCCACGCCCTAATCATCTGGTCAACTGAATCCCTGAGCATGCGACGGCGCTCGGAGAAGGCAAGCTGTGCCATATTGCGCACGGTCTGCTCGCGCCGCAAGGCAGCCTTCAGGTCCTTGGGCTTGGTCATGGACTTGGGCGACAGCTCAGACACGCTGCCATGAACTTGCCCCCGCGTGACGAACACACGCCCCGTCGGCTTTCCAGTCCTCGGGTCACGCTCCTCAAGTCCGCGCTCCCGCTTCCACTCGGATATGGGCTTGATGGCCCCCTGGGCACCTGAGACGCTGTAGTCGATGGGGATTGACTCAATCCTCTTACGCGCCTTGCGGGCGCTCTTGTTGTACTCGCCCGCCCAAGCGTTGATACTCTTGATGGTTCCCTCGTAAGCGGCAACGGAAAGCTTGTTCTCACGCGCGTTGAATGCCTTGAGCTTGGCCGCGTAGGCTTGGCGCTGCCGTGTTGTCATCTTGCGTACCTCAGTCATTGCCACGCGAGGGCTTGCGAAAGCCACGGACTCGTTGCTCACGCCCAACCGGCGCATGCGGTACTCCTTGTTGCGGGCATTCTTCTGCAACTGCCTAATCTCCTTGGAGACGGGGCCAGCGTCCGGCTTGGCTTCCCGGCGTGGCTTGCGCATTTCGTTCTTGTGCGTGACCACGCCGCCAACATCCTGCTTCTTGGTAGGAGTCTTGTGCTTCTTGGCAACACTGGGAACCTTGGGCATCCGCACACGCCCCGTGGTCATGTCAAAGGACGCGCGTTCGTCCGTGGTCTTGCTAAGTCCGTTCTTTCGCATGCGTCCTCCTTGACGAAAAGGCCCCGCCCTGCTTGAGGGCGGGGCCAGTGGTTACAGCCGTTGTTAGACGCTAGACCAGGGCCAGCTTCTTGAGGGTGCGGCCACCCTGGAGCTTGGTCTCGACAATGCGAACGGTCTTTCCCTCGCCCCAACCAATCTTATCCATGAGCATGACGAGACGGGCGGCGTCACGGGCGATGCCCGTGGACTGGGTAACATATGCCTTGCCATCCACGGAGAAGAACGTGGTGTTGGCACACGGGGTGCGGGTGCCACTCACAGGGTCAACGCGAACGCCTGGCTTAATCAGAATGCCGTCGATGGTCAGCTCGGTAAGGTGGGAGTCGTTCAGAGACTCGGCATCAGAGCCGGCGTTAAAAATGCGGGTGATACCCTCGGTAGTGGACTCGTCAAAGCCGTAGGACTCGATGCTCTGGCCCACCTCCTGGCACAGGCCGTCCATGATGGTGTTGTTGGCGGTGACAGCAAGCTCAGCGGTCTGCTCGGTCTCGTAGGCGTCCTCGGTGATGGTGTTCTCGGTGGTCATGATTGTTCTCCTTAATCGTCAATGCTTGCATACTTTAGAAAGTCGGAAAAGCTCAGCCGGTAGGTGTGCGTGTCCGGCTCCACGTGGTTGATTACGATGGTCGGGTCCCCATAGAGCTTGCGCAGCTTCTTTGTGGCGTCCCTGGCTGTGTAAATGCCCTCTAGTGCATCCGTGAATGTCTCAAACTGCCCCAGGGCGTTCACCCTCTGACCAACGCAACCGGTCGCGCTGAACGTCCTCACAATGTCACGCATTTCAGCCCCTTTTCTCCTCGGCGTCCCTGATTGTATCCAATCCGCACCACGCACGGCGCGGGAGTTGGTGGGTAAAGACGTTTACTCAAACCCGGCCCCTGACTCTGTTCTCGCGAGGCGGGAAGGTGTAGACGCCCGCCGTCCCTGCCGGCTGCTTGAGGTTATAGAAGGTGCGGGCCTGGTTAGACGTGATGATGGCCGTACAATTGGGGGCCAGCTTGGTTCGATAGCTGGTGCGGTCTGCCTTGGAGGCAAAGCCCATGAGCACGTCAACGTCTGGGTTGTACTGCACGCCCTCATAGTTGACAAGCAGGTAGAAGCACTTGGGCCTAGCGTGCTCGGTCATTGGCGTCCTCCAATTCAACGGTGATATCTCCATCGGAGTCCATCAGGCTATGAACAACCTGCATGTAGCCGAGACGGGGCATAAAGGTAAGCCAGTCATTTGAGTTAGCCCACTGCATTGGCCGTGCAATACAAGAGTTCTTGCCAAGCTCAACGGGGCACTTGAGGGGGTCACCGTTGACGGCCACGGCGTAGTGGGTGTGCGAGGGGCGGGAACGAACGAGGTCATAGAAGTCCATTTGTGGCTTCCTTTCTGAGCTTGAGAAATTCCCGGCAATAGTCCTTGTATTGAGCAGAGGTGAATCCGCCAAAGTGGTCAAAGCGTGCCACGCATCTATCCGCGGCAGCAATAGCGTCCTTCATGGTCTTTTCCTGCACCATCCAACGGCCCGAATCCTCGTCATAGGCCCGCCAAACGCCCGCATACTTTGCCACGTACACGCTCACGCCGTTGATTTGACGGTGGTAGCCCTGCATGGGACAGGCCCGGGCCTTTCTGCCGTGGTCGTATGTCTCAAGAGCATAGAAGGTTTGTCGCTTCATACTAGCCCCTATCGCATAGACAAATTCCAATGCACAACCCGAGCGTAAGACTCGAAATTATACGCGTTAATAGCACATCACTAGTCGCCACGGCCGCGCCTATAAGCCCGGCAATGAGGGCCACAACAAGCACACGGCCACGCATTATGAACTCCTCCCGATTGGTAGGGGGTAGAGAACTAGCCCACCCCCTATGCACTTGCGGATTTCCAGCTTCAGGACCGCCCGCCAGCCCTTCACCCGGTCACTCTCGTTGGCATACCACGTGAACGCCTCGCCTGCCCTCATTGAAGCGCGTGACCAGATTTCAGTAACGCGCATTAACTCGGTCATGTCCGGGTACTGGCGTGCTTCTGAGGTCTCCACGGTACCGTCTGGGCTTGTGTGCTCCAGACGGTACCAGAGACGGGCGGCGCGGGACCTGCGGGGCATGTGACTAGTCCTCTCCGGGGTAGGTGTAAATGTAGGCGTAGCGGATTGTAACGCCTGAGTCTTTATCGCATTCATAAACGATACCAAAAGCGGACATGACGGCACGAAAAACACCCGTAGCGCCATTGAAAGCTGCCTCTTGTTTCGTTATAAAACGCCCAATCCGGTTAAAATTGCTTGGCCACCCATCAGAACACACGATGCCGCCGCTAGTAAAAAGGTGAAGAGCAGCAAGCGCGTTATCAATGGCCTTGATATCATCTTGAGCGGATTTATAAATCTCCTTTGCCCGCTTGGCAATCTCAACATTTTCAGGGGCATTAAAATCGGCCTGGCACACGGCAATGATTTTTTCACAAGTGCGCATGAATGCGCACCGCTGGTTATAAAGGTTCTCGACATAGCCGCATGCCTTTTTAGTCAAATCGACCGTGATATTGGCCATGATAGCCCCTTTCTTGAGGTGAGTTAGTGAGTGATGAGCTGCGAGCGGTAGCGGATGCACATCCAGCCATCGGGCGAGGGGTAATAAATCTCTTCATGGCTGTTGTCAAAGTAATTGCGAAGGTTGACATAGCGCCCCGCTTCCTTTGCCGTGACAGGCCAGGCGGCACAATTGACCTCCATCCTGTGAGCTGCGTTAATGCGGTCGATGACCTGCGCACGGTCTGCAATGCTGTCAAATTGCAGCACCTCGCCGACTGGGTTGCGGCTAAAACGCGTGTCTCCATCCGCGCAGTAGATTGCGTAGTAGGTTGGAGGGTTGCGCTTGTTGATTTTGATGGGGCTTAGAGGGCTTCCGATGAAAACTGGCATAGCTTTACTCCTCTTCCTCGTCGGGGTAGAAAATGGCTTCGATACGGGCGCCTGCCCAAAACTCGAAATCCTCAGGGTCAATATCGCGGTAAACCTTCATGGCTGCTTTCCTTTCTGACTGGCGGGGCCTTGTGCCCTGCGCTAATTACATAATGCGCCATTTTGGTTTTGTTTGCTCGAGTATTTTGCTCTTCACATTGTCTACATATTGCGTTTGTTTATGCGGCCTGTTTGGGTTATTGTACGCG